GTAAATAACACAGGCAGTATAACAGATATAGAGTTTGCATTTAGGAGATTAGTATAATGGCAAGAAAATTAACAAAAACACAAGTAAAAAAAATGTTACAACAAATGGGCAAATTAAAGGCTAAATTAGCAATGGATAAATTAGAGTATGCGGACAGTAATGTACCCATGTCTACTAAGGTAATATTAGACTTAGATAGAGTTATTACTAATGCATTTAAGCGTGTCAAATGATTGCCGAATTGATTGTCTTACAGCAGTTACTAGATGATACTAACATGGTTACACCGGCCAATAATAGCACTAATACATCTAGTACTGCTGACAAGGCTAGAGAAGCCGTAAAAGAATATACAGAAAAAGTAACAAGCTATCTTGAAAGGTTCAAGTATAGAAGATAATGTGGTCAAAGTGGATTGATGAGGACAAAAGCTTTGAACAAATTGTTATTCGACTCATCGTTATTTCTTACCTTATTGAAAAGGGTCTTGCGTCGGGATTGATGCCGTAATGCCCTTTGCATTAGTGCCTGAGGGTTTTGAACTAAAAAAAGTTACTAAAGCACAAAAACAAGCAGTAGACAAGTATTATAGAACTGAAAGCATAAATACATTTTTAGCAAATCCAGAAGGTATAATATTTATCAGTGGTTTAGTAGCTGCGACATTAGGCGCTAGGGCGGCAGCTAACATTGTTACAGATCTAAAAGATAAAGGCATAGACATTGCAGACAATGTTAAAGATAGCATAGAAGAAACGTTAACAAAGAAACGTACTTTTGGTAGTGACGCGCCTGTTGGCATTAGCATAGAAGAAATAATAGACGAAGGCATAAAGCGACTAAATCCTTTTGATTAGACTTAAAGGGCGCGGCATATTGTCTCTACAACATACACAAGCTCTATTATCAGCGCCCGATAGTCAAACTTATGGAGATAATAGATTTTGTTATACCTGCGTTTGTTGCGCTTGAAGTAGCGCTGATTTTAGGACTATACCGGTACGTATTACGCGATTGGATTATAGAAAAATGGGAGGAAAAGATGGACGAAGAAGGATGGCTAGTTATCCGTCTAGATCCTGTCATAAATGAAATAGAAGACAGAATGCACGATAAACTACAGCATTTTCAAGATAGTTTTTTTGGTTCTATCGGAGCAATGACTAAAAAGGCACAAGGGTTAGATCCTAGTAAAAATATAAGAAAAGCTGCTAAGGACGGCGACGTTATGAGTTTACTAGTAGAATATGCGCTAAATAAGTCCGGCTTAGGCGGTCTGCAAGCATTGCAGAGCGCTGAGAAACCCGAAAAAGAGGGGGTAAACAGCTCTAAGACAGCAGAAAACACTAATTATTTAGTGGATTATTTAAATAAATAATAAAAAAAGAAGGTGTCTTAATACATAAAAATTATATATTTTATTTATAGAATTAACCTTATTTGTATTATTTCATATATATATAATAAACAATATCTTTATATATACAAAGTAAATGTGGATAATATAGGTGTAACTATGGTAGGTATACATTACGAAGAATTAAAACTACGCCAGAAAGAAATCGAGGTTAAAGCCTTGGTAGCATTATTAAAAAGAAAAATGTGGGCAAAAAAAGCCGAACAAAGACTAGTGGAAATTGCATTTCCTGACAAAGTAGCAGATAAAATAAACCAGGAGACGCTATAATGGCATTAGATCGCGACGGGGCTGGGTTTTTATTTTGTACTAAATGCGACGCAGATATACGCGGCATTAATCATTATTACAGGCACAAATGTCAGGGGAATCAATGCCGCGTAAGCCAATGAACAAAGCCGCGTTTAAAAACGGCAAAGATATATCCGATCCGATGTTATACAAACATTGGGCAGATTTGCATAGAATAAAAGAACGCATAAAAAAGCTAAAAGAAGATCTAGAACGCGATTGTAAAGCGTATTGGAAATATGACGATTTAGTTAAAGACATAACTACATTACAAACGCAAATAAAACAAGAAGATAAGTTAATGGAGTATAAATAGTGGGACGTAAAGCAGGACCAAAAAAGGATAGTAAAATGTTTAGGTTAACACCTAAAACAGATATGTTAATAGATGATATACTAAAATATTGGCAGGCTAGTAGAGGATTCTATAATACGAAGACGTACACACGAAGTGACGTATTAGAACAAGCAATAAATCAATATTACAAACAACAAAAAGCAAAGCACGAAACTGACGGCAAATATTGCGGTATATGTGGTAATCCGACACGTAGAGATTAATATATACTAAAACGCTATGTAGATCTACATGGCTCCAAGACGTAAGGCCCCAAGACGCAGGGCAAGAAGAAGTTTTAACATAAGCGCAATAGAAGCAGGAACAGCTTTGTCTCTTGCATCTAGCACAGGCGCTGACCAAGCAGTACAAGCAATGCTAAAAGGCGATATTGCCGGTGGAATTAAGGTATTACAAAATAATGTAGTAAGCAACAAACAAAAGATAACGGCAACCCTAGCCGGAGCTTTTGTAGCAAAAAGTCTAACAAAAGGCTTTGGAAACAGTGTTTTAGCTAAGCTAGGACCAATTAGGGTAAAAGCATAGAGGAAAAATATGGCATCATACAGAGTTAGAGAAGGATCTATAACAGCAGCAGACAGTTTTACAAACTTAGGCAGTCTATACGGACAAGCAACAACTAGCAGCGTACAAGTACCAGCAGGTTCTAGCGCTATTGTTGGCATGATTGTTAGTGTAACACAAGACGGCGCAACAGCAGGGGCCGCAACCTTCGCTGTACAGCTAACCGGCGACGGATTGACCGAGCAACAGACGTTAACTGTTGGTAGTGCAACCAATGTAGGCACAGAAACAAGTAATGGAATGACCACACGGCCATTCAAGTGCGATGTTAACATACCATGCACTGCAAGCAATCAAGTATCTATAGCCGGAGCTATGGATGCAGATCTTGGCACTGCGCAAATGTCAGTAACGCTAATTTTCGCATAGGTAATTAGTATGGCAAAAGAGCGCAAAGCATACGCGCCCTTTTCGTTAACAAGTGAAGCTGGTGTTGCACAGACGCCCGTTGAGGGTTACATTGATGTAGTGCAAAAAATATATCCAAGTGTAACTACAGGAACTATAAACGAAAACGGCAAGTGGACAGGCGTTAGAAGCAATGATAGCGAATTTATAGGATTTAGTAAAGCTGTACAAGTGGCAGATGGAGGGTCTGTTTTATTTCCAGATACTAACAACCACCCTAACATTAACATGGAGGGGTTTAAGGATCTACAATTTGTAGCTAAAAGTAGTGTTGACGGTAATTTTAGAATAGATGCAAAGATAGGTCCTGACACAATACGCACATTAAATGTAACTGTAGTAGGTGGTTCATCGTTTAAACTTGCTGGCATAGGCGATCCTGCTAATGATACAGGGTTTGCAGACACATTACAAGATACTAGCGAGTTTTTAGGCAGTGGTTTTAGATTGTTTACAGTATATGACAGATTAAAAGACATACCAAATATGCAATTATTTTTCGTAAATAACACAGGCAGTATAACAGATATAGAGTTTGCATTTAGGAGATTAGTATAATGGCAAGAAAATTAACAAAA